TAAAATCCGATATGGTTTTTTGTTTTTGGTTTGCTTTAATTTAATTATTTTTTGTTTGTTTTTGCTAGTTTCTTCTAAAATAGAAGACTCGTCTACAACTATCTTATAATATTGTATTTCACCACTTTTTACACTATTGTTATCTGGAATTTCAGGTGTTCCAATTTTTACCGATTTTCTAATAACTTCCAAGATTTCTTTTAATTTCTTATATTTTGCATTTTCTGGTTCTAATTTTAATTTGTCATTTACTATTTCTAAAACTGTTTTATCGTTAGAATCTTTTTTATCAATAATATTACTATTTTTGAGGTTGGTGTATAATTCTTTATTATCCATGTTTTTATGTAGACAGTTAATAATGATAGTAATATCCGTATAAATATTCCTAAAAAAAGTACTAGACATATATCCCGATTCTATAATTGCACCATAATCATCTTTAGCTAATACATGTAGAGCGGTTGACTTTTCGGGTATTCCATATGTGTTCTTTTTAATTATTTTTTTTAATAATTCAGGATGAGTATTTACAAATTGTATTACCGTTTCATCACATTTATCTTTATCAACTTTGGCAAACAATTCATAAAAAAGTATATCTAAATCTTCTTTTATAAAATAGTCCATTTGTATATTATGATAAATTAATTTTATTATATTATCATTATCTTTCCAACAGTTGTTAGTAAGACCGAACCAACTATTTCGGTTTTTTTTACGAATTTTACTTTCGTATAAATTATCTCAATGTTCTTTTCTGACGCATACTTTGAATATTGTTTACAGAGAACAGCACCTTGTATAATTATTTTACCCATTTGTTTTTTGTTTATTTTTTTATCCAAAGGTATACTCGCAATAACATGTGCTGATGGATGTTTATTTACATGAAACCAAATATCATCATCTAGCGAATCATCTAGTAAATCAAAATTATCTTGGCTATTTTCCCCAATGTTAAATACTATGTCACAGTTTATACACTGTATAAACTTTGATATTTGTTTCATTTTATTATTTATTATTATTATTACAAAATAATAATAAACAAATAATCAGTTTTTTATCTGAATTTTTGCAAAAAAACATCTAATGTTATAGGTAACCAAATCATACAATTATAATTTGAGTCAGGACTAGTGTATTGAACATAGATTTTACAATGAATCTTACTATTGGTCTCATTTTGTAGTAACAGATTATCATAAAATAATCTGGCTTCTTTTATGGTTTTATTTGGTATTTCTGTTTTGTATTTTTTTTTGAAAAGTATATTTGTACAATTGACTATTTTTATTCCATAAATTTTTCCATAAATATCGGTTTCACTAATATTCATTATCTAATATAAAACAATAATTATGTTTATATTATTTTTTCTGGTTAAAATTCGGGCTCATGTCGTTTAAATAAGCAACCCTGTTTTAAAAGATTCGGAATTTGTATTATCATATTTGGGTCTTGGAGACTAGATGTATCCAACCAAATTTTTATAATACAGAAATTTTTTTTAGGTGAAATAGTAATACCATTAATGTGTATATTATGTTTATCATCAATACATAATGATTCACCACATAAACAATAAAATAAATTACGCCATACTTCAGCTACGGCTTTATTAATAACTTTATAAGAAAAACATCCTCCATTACGATTCCGAGGATCCTCCCACATGGGCGTAATCCCTTCCCTCATAACAAACAACATACAATTTTTTACAACATTTTCGTGTATAGATTCATTGAGAGATATGACCTTTTCCACTGTATCAATTGAATTCATTATAATTGTATAACTGGACAATGCCCAGGTTTTGTCGTGTGGTAAATGGTAATATAGATTCCATTTATCAATGAGAGAATGTTGTGGGGTAGGAGTACTCACTGTATCCATTGTGATTACGCCCGTACAATATATATGTTTTTGTTTCTAAATTGTTTTACACCTTTACTTTTTACGCAAAATGGTGTCAATGTTAATCGGTGTATAAAATTAAACAATCTTATATTCGTCGGCTAACAACAAAACGGACTTGTCAAATTTTAAAGAAAATGTCTTAAGATTATTATCCATTACTTTTAAAATATAATCAAAATCAAAATGATATAATTCAGATTGGTGTTCCAAATATAATTTTATAAACGCGGCTGATAGAATTTGATTATTTTCAAAATAAACTGAATTATTCAATTCAATAAATATAGTTTTGTTCATGATAGGATGAATATATTCAATTGTTAGAAACTTGACACTACTTGAAATGAGCGGTAGTTCAAAATCGGAGAAAAACCCTGATGTATTATCAAAAACTCTATATACATATGATTTACCAATCTTCATTTTAACTAATCCTTCAACATAATTTTGGGAATTAAGAACAATCGTATCTAAAGAGTCACATGTTTCATTAAAACATTTTTCAATTATTGTAACTTCACCTACAATATCTAGTGGATTATTAATAAACTCATAGTGTTGCAAAATTTTCATTTCGTTTACAATTGTGTGGCCTTTTGACAAAATAATACTAGAAATCCAATATGAACTCATGGGTTCCAACTTTTTATTAATTAATGAAGAATAAATGTATTGCATACTATAAGAAGTATAATCAATTATTTTTTTGGCAATAGGAATATTATAAATTTCATTATAACATTCATTAACACTGTTTACAAATTTACAGTAATTAATCATTAGCATTGTAGAATTAAATGAATTTTTGATACTTTCAAACAAGTATGTAAATCTGTACATCCTATAGATAGAGAGTTATATGCTGTAACTTTTATATCAGTTTTTAAAATGTTTACAACTTTTTCTCATTTTTCTCATTTTTCTTGTTTTTCTCATTTTTCTTATTTTTCTTGTTTTTTTACCGCCTCTTTTTCGTTTTTTAGTGGATCCATCCCCTTCATCTCCATCCTCTCCCTCTTCTCTTTCATCTTCATCTTCATCTTCATCTTCATCTTCATCCATATCTTCTTCTTCATATTTTTTAGGATTAACGCTTTTAGGATAACGACTTGTTTTAGGTTTTTTGTTACGACGTCTTGGAGTTTCTTTTTGTTCTGTTGATAATGTTTGAGAATCTTCTTTACGCGCCGACCTACCCAATGATCTAGCTCCCGTTTCAGATAATTGATTATTTTTTTTGTCTCTAAATACGCTACAGCTCATATCTATAATAATTAATTTAACTATATGATAATGATTTTTTAAATATTTTAATATTTTCTTCATATTAATTCTATTGTCTTCAGTACGAAATTTACTATTTCTTAATTTTGAAGGATTAGCGTGTATTTCAGTCATCAAATCTATTGGTATGTATGTTCCGTTAATAAAAAGGTTTAATTTCCAATCCCCATCTTTAAGTGTTACATCGCCTTCTGTTCTTGAAAATACTTTATTTTTTATCACACCACTGTTGTGCATTCTAACCCTGTATCTGAATTCTGGACGATAATGATATGCCATAAATTCTGGGTCTCCTGTTACGTCTTCGTCTCTTCTATTTACAAATCCACTTATGTAATCAGGTTGGTCATCTATCTCCATTAAAGCCTTTCCTATTCTTTTAACAATTTCAATCATTTGTTTCTTATGAGTTGATTGATTAAACCTAGTACTATTTCTTAATATAGTTCCAAGATTACCAGGTATATTTTCTCCTGGTAAAAAATTAACTACTCCTGGAGGCACTACCTCTAAACTTACAACATCCATACCTTCGGGTATTTCGGTTTTTAATGTTGTATTTCCTAGGTCGTCGTCCGAACAAACTTGAATTTGTCCATGTGTAGTTATTACTAATATTGCGGACATTATATATAAAATATGATAAAAAAATATCAATTAACTATATAAGTATTTTCACAAAACTTTTATGTTCAGTATTGATAACTTTTTAAAAGACTTGAAAATAATAGATAATTATTTAGAAAAAACGGGTGAAAACAAAATCGCAAACTTAAATGTAGAAAAATTTAAGGTTTTTTTAATTAACTTTGTTCTCTATTTAGCTAAAAAAGAAACAAATAAATTCAAAAAGGCATATTTGGCTAAACTCGCGTTCTCCATGTATACAAATTACTTAATGCTAAAACTACAACAAAATGATAAAACTAAGGGTGGGATGAAAGTTCGTATTGTTAGAAATGGTAAAGTTATGACTGTTGAACAAAGTGAACTCATAGACGGTGATGATGTTATGTTTATTGTTGGATTTAATCAAGGAGGAATGGTGAGTGATTTTGCAAACCATAGTTTATCCGTGGTAGCTGGTGGTGGACAAGCACAGGCTCCTACAGTAGAAGTAATGGAGCGTTATGTTGAAAATAATCCCGGACCAGTAGTAGAATATAAAGGAAAAGATACTACTGATTCTGACGACGAGTTTGAGAAAGAAGTAAAAGAAACAAATAAAAGGATTTTTAGGAAGATTTTAAAAAGAAGGGAGGATTTAGTAGATGAAAGAATATCATTAATGTCTCATTCTCGTATCCTTGGTATGTCAGCCGCTTCCGGATTTACTTGTTGCATATGTTTGGGAATGGGAGAACAATTAGCCTATAATTTTGGTAATAATAGTCTATCTCTAGGTAAGGCTGCAGCTGTAGGATTAAAGGATGTAGTTGTAGAAGGTGCAGTAGCTGCCGGAGATTATGTTCCAGTAGGAGTAAGCGCATTCGGAAAATTTTTGTATGGTGTTGGTGCGGCAGGTAGTCAATATACTAGTGAATTATTAACTCCTATCACCGAATATATAACACCAAACGGTACAACAACACCTGTTAATGCAACAGAGGCAATTTTCCCTGGAGAAATTACAAAAGTTCAAATAAATTACTTTGATACTATCATGCAATCATGTAAAAGAACTGATGTTCAATGTGGAATTTCTGTGGCAACCTTATGTTGTTGTTATTATTATTCGGCTGAAACAACAGAAATAAAAAGACGTGCTGATACTGTTACAATGGGGCCAAAATTCCTTCAACTTGACCAAGAACGCGCCCAAGAAAATTATAATGATTTTGCTAGAAAGGCCATAAAAGCGGGGGGTGCTGCAACCTCGTTATTTAATCCAGTACTTGGAACTACTATAACTGCAGCTAGTGCGTTGTTTGAAAGTCCCGAACCTAAGTCTAGTAAACAAGCCAAACTAGGATTAGGTCAAGTTCCTACACCTAAATTGGAAGCATTAAAAGGTTCTGATGAAGTCAGTGCTCCTCCTACTGAATATAAGGTTGAATCTCCCCCAACACCAGAATCTTCAGTAAGACAAAGAAAACTAGCTAGTAGTACAAGTACAAGTAAAGGAGGGTCCAATAGAAAAACCAAAAAAATGAAAAAAGGTAAAAAAAATAGAAGTAGCAGAAGGTAGATTGTGAAATAGAGGGAAACCGTTGGTTTCCCCCTAACCCCCTTCCTTTTTTCTTTGAACTAGAGGGAAACCGTAGGTTTCCCCCTAACCCCCCTTCCTTTTTCTTTGAAATAGAGGGAAACCGTAGGTTTCCCCCTAACCCCCTTCCTTTTTCTTTGAAATAGAGGGAAACCGTAGGTTTCCCCCTACCCCCCTTCCTTTTTCTTTGAACATTATTTATAAAAATAATAAAGGTATACTGCAGTAAAAAAAGTATTTATAGTTTATTAATAATTTATTAATATAAATTTCAGTAACCTACCGTTTTTAACTAATTTGAACATTATTTTATAAAAATAGTAAAGGTTTATTGCAGTTAAAAAAGTATTTACACCCTTGAAGATTTAAAATGGGACGTCCAAAGGGCGTCCCAATAGATATTCAAGGGCAACGTTACCGATAAATTAATTAAAAGGCAAACCGCCACAAGGAACGGTGGCGGTTTGTCCCATTTTAAATGTTCATCGGTGTATAGCTTATTAATATAAATTTAAGTAACCTATCGTTTTTAGCTATTGTGAAAACGTTTGAAAAATTGAATATGGTGTGTTCAGTTCATTTTGGGTAAATTCACTACAAAATGGAGAACGTGGCAAAGATGCTTGTTGCGGCAGCTTCAGTTTTGGCAATAACCAACTCAGAAAACCAAATTCTACGTTTCAACCAAGGCAAATCGGGATATTTGTATATTTTTACGAACGACGGACAAATTGGTCTAGTTAAGGTTGGTAAGGCAAATGGTTTCAAAAAAAGGAAAGATGGACTGTTCCATGGTGATAGTGGTGTCCCATGCCCTTTTAAGCTTTTAGACAAAGTCTATGTAAAGAATGTATATGAGACAGAGAAGATTATTCATACGTATTTAAAGGACCATCGCTTCAACCCTCACCGTGAACACTTTACTTTCAAGTTACGGGCATCCGGAGGTAATTGGAAAGACCTAAGTGTAATGCAAATTGAAGAGCTGCTTTTTAATGAGGTTATTGAGCCAGTTTCTGCGATTTTTGATGAGCTGAAGAAGCTGTTTGTTCAACCTGACAAAGTAGTTGAAGAGGAAAGAATTGTAGAAGTTCAAGATTCTATTCCTGACTGCAAAGAGTTTATTAAACTTGGCCTAGAGCATTGCAATGGGTCAGTGCGTGGTCTAGCTGCCCAGATAATTAATGATACTTTACCTCCTCATTTAAAGCTCCTTAATCCCAGGAAAAACCATGTAAATACTAAGGATGCTGTAATATCCTATTTGTACCGTCATAAGATTAGACTAAATCTTTAAGTCTTTAAGTTTATAATAATTTTAGTTTTGTATTTTGTAAGTTAATAACAAAATATAAAATTTTTTTTATTAATATTTAATCAAGTAATTAAAAACTATGAAAGGTTGCATCACATTGTGTGCAATACCACCACCACTAGGATCTATTATAAGAGCCGGTAAAGGATTAGTAAATAAATTTGGTTCACCCGTAGTTGCATCCAGACCAGTAGCTGCTGTATTTAGTCCAGGAGAAGAAGTTATTAACCCGATAGAACCACCGACGGCGTTAGATGTATGTGTATGCGATGGCATTTCTGCTTTAGTTAAAGTATGGGTTTCTTCACCGCCTTTACTGCCTAATGCACGTGTAGTTAATGAAGGTACAACTCCAGTTCCAGAACCTACAGTTGTTCGTCCTCTGGCATCAGGAATATTGAAATTTGTACCTGAGCTTATAGTACTATACGTATAACCAATTGCATTAAATAAACTTTGATATTCTAAAACAACTAAAGAACTTCCATCACATAATAACCATCCACCGGGGATAGTTGTAGCAGCAGATTGTATAATGGTTCCTGCAGGAATTAAAACATAATTATTCAAATAGTAATTGCCCGAAGCATAAAAATTTTTTGCTCTTAAATCTTGACGGACTGTAAGATTTCCTGAAACGTCTAAATTACCACCAATGGTTTCGTTCTTTTCTACATATAAATCACCAGTTTTCATTGGTGGGGTAGTAAAGGTATTGAGACGATTTTGTAAAAAAACATTACTATTCGTTTGTCTATTTTTTGCTCTGATATAAGACATTTTATATAAATATAAATATATTTTTATCTTGTCTAAATTAGAGGGAAACCTTAGGTTTCCCCCTTACCCCCTTCCTTTTTCTTTTTAAAAAGTTTAATAAAACCTAAAGCTACAATGCAGACAAAAAATATTAGTAATTTATTAAACCTTTTTATAATTTAATCTGCCCATGAAATGAGCAGATTTAAGTGAAATTACCTAAAAAGAAAGAGGAGGGGTCGCAGGGGAACCGTAGGTTCCCTGCTAGTCTAAATATCTAAAGAAATAGTATTCTTTGCCGACCCATTCTTTCTACGATTGGACCGTTTTGGCATACTTGACCCATTTATATCCTTCAATGAAGTGATAGAAATCATAGAATCATCTTCATGTACTGTCTCTACAGTCGGTTGTTCATGAATGTTTACGGAACGGGTTTTAAGACCACTCAAAATATTATCAATATCAGTTGACTGTGGTCCCCTCATTTCCGGTCTAGGCATTTGTTGTTGTTGTTGTTGTTGTTGAGGTATAGGTTGTGGTGGCATCTGCATAGGTCTTACTGTTCTCTGTGGCTCATCTAACCGCTCAAACCCATTGTTTAATTCCTGACCTTGCTCTCTAAACATAGTACCACGACCAGCCGCTAAATCAGGACGATTATTAGACTCTGTGAAAACCATTCCAGGTCTTTGTTGAGGTGGCATATTCTTCGTTTCTACTGGTGCAGGTGGTGGCCTACCCATAGGGCGGTTAGCCTGCTCTTGCATCAAATTATTCGCCATAGCAAATCCTGGGGATGCCTGACTCATACTACTCACTGTAGCATTTGTAAACATTCTCATAAGCTCTGGACTCTGTTTAATCACATCATTAAATGCTGGGGTAGCACTAGATAATGCTTTATTGGAAAAGTTAAGTACAGCTGCACTAAAACCTACACGTAATAAGAGTGAAATCTCGGGTGCCAATTTACCACCCTTGTATTTATCGTGTAATTCTGCAAAAATCTCCTCATAGCTATCAATATCCTCACTAACCTGCTCTCCCCATCCATCCAAATTTAAATCAAAAGGATTAAATGCCGCATTGGCATATTCCATAGAATTAATAAATGTCATGAACCACCAACCCTGTAACTTAACACTGTCTTTCTTACGT